GTTCTAGCGCAGCTTAATATGCAGATTACCAAGGAATTCTTGGAGACTGAGATTCGTGACCTTGAGACTGAAGCACAGAAGGCCCAAACCTTTTTGACTCAGGCTCAAGCCACGATTCAAGCGTACAAGATGTTGATTAACAGGCTAGACGCACCAGAACCGGAGCAAGAAAATGGCACAGATACTTCTCTCTAACGCCACCGCCACCGGCGCGGGTGAAGCGTGGCACCCACGAGATACGTCGGCTGTTGCCACGTATACACAACACAGCTTTCAGGCTGTTGGATCAACATCTGCATCTACCGGCGCAGCTACTATATTGATTCAAGTTAGTAACGATGGTGTGAATTACATTACGATGGGCACGATTACTTTGGTGCTTGGTACATCGGCTACTTCTGATGGTTTTGCTGCTGCTAATACATGGGAATACTACCGCGCCAATCTGTCCGCCGTTTCTGGCACAGGCGCAAAAGTAACCGTGTACATGAAAGGCTGATAATGACAGTCGTAGTCAATAACCCTGTTGCTGGAAATTTGGCCGCTAACTACGGCATGTTTCAAAATAACGCGACCATAACAAACGGCGGCGCAACCACTGCCAATTTGTTCACGTTGGATACAACTGATTTTGCTAACGGTGTATCAGTGGTTAGCGGCTCTAGGATTACGATTTCTACCGGCGGCGTGTACAACTTGCAGTTTTCAGCACAGTTTTCACGCGCAGGAGGTGCTGGGTTTTCTACAGCAGAAGTTTGGCTGTCCAAAAACGGCGCTAATGTTGCAGACACCAACGGGCAGGTAAACATTCCACAAAGCGGAGGCAAGACGATTGCTTCTTGGAACTATTTGATTCAGGCAAACTCCGGCGATTATTTCCAACTGTATTGGTCTAGCACTGATACCAACTTGGAAGTTTTGTACGCAGCAGCCGGAACAAACCCAACACGTCCTGTGACCCCTGCGATTATCGTAACTGTTCAACAGGTGGCTTAAATCATGGCTAAGAGTCCAGCATGGCAGAGGAAAGAGGGCAAATCCGAAAAGGGCGGCTTGAACGCCAAGGGTCGGGCCTCCGCGAAAGCGCAAGGTATGAACTTGAAACGTCCCCAGCCGGAAGGCGGCTCACGGCGCGACTCCTTCTGTGCAAGGATGAGTGGCATGAAAAAGAAGCTAACTTCTGCCAAGACAGCCAACGATCCGGATTCACGCATCAACAAAGCTCTTAGAGCATGGAACTGCTGATATGACTACACAATCCGACACAGTTAAAAATGCACTGGACATTGTTTCTTTATTTGCAACCGTGGGAGCTTTCCTAGAAATGCTTACCCCGGTATTCGGTCTTATTGGCGCGATCTGGACAGTGATGCGTATTACTGAAATGATTGCGGGCAAACCCTTTGCTGAACTTATTCGCAGGAAAAAAGATGCCGTCGGTGAGTAAAAAGCAACACAATTTCATGGCAGCTGTGGCTAATAATCCAGAGTTTGCTAAGAAAGCAGGAGTCCCACAGTCCGTGGGTAAAGAATTTTCTAACGCGGATAAAAACCGCAAATTTTCAAAAGGTGGTGATACTATGGCTACTACAAAAATGGGCAAGCCCACAATGAAACCCGGCATGAGCACTGCCAAAGATGGCATGAAGAAGCCTACTCCTATGGCTGATACAGCTATGGGTATGAAAAAAGGCGGCATGCCTATGAAGATGAAAGACGGCAAAAAAGTGCCTATCTTCATGAACAAAGGCGGTATGAGCTATGCCAAAGGTGGCGGCATTGAGTCTAAGGGTAAAACCAAAGGCAAGATGATTACCATGAAAAGCGGCGGCAAAACTTGCTAATTTAGGAGCCTAAAATGAGCCCAGCAGAAAAACAAGCACGGGAAGATATGGCTGACCGCAAGATGAATGCGGCTACTGAAGCCGCGTATACAAAGTCTTTGCGTAATACCGAATATGCTCCCGAAAAGAAAGACCCGCGTGACGCAGTTCGTGGTCAGCGTGGTTACGCTAAAGGTGGTTCTGTTGGCTCGGCTTCTAAGCGTGCTGATGGCTGCTGTACCAAAGGTAAGACGCGCGGAAAGATGGTGTAATCATGTTGGCATCCCGTGGTATGGGCGACATTAGCGCCTCTAAAATGCCCGGTGCAAAGAAAAAAGCACGTCGGGATGACACTGATTTCACCCAGTACAAAGAGGGTGGTAAGGTAAATGCTGCTGGCAATTACACAAAGCCAAGTCTTCGCAAGAGGATTGTGTCTCAAGTAAAAGCCGCAGCAACCCAAGGCACTGGCGCAGGTCAGTGGTCAGCGCGTAAAGCTCAGCTAGTTGCCAAGAAATACAAGGCGGCTGGCGGGGGTTACCGAGATTGAAAGCTCCTCAAAAATCATTGAAGGATTGGGGCGACCAAAAATGGAGAACCAAAAGTGGTAAAAAATCTTCTGACACAGGTGAAAGATACCTTCCTGCTGCTGCGATTAAAAGCCTCAGTCCAAGTGAGTATGCTGCGACAACGCGTGCGAAACGCGCTGGCAAAAAAGCCGGAAAACAATTCGTAGCCCAACCCAAGACAATTGCAAAGAAAACAGCAGGGTATAGATAATGGCTAGCACCTCAGGACTTTCCACTTTTAACCTAGACTTCAACGAAATTGTTGAGGAAGCGTATGAGCGGGCGGGTCTTGAGGTTCGTACTGGCTATGAGTTTCGTACCGCACGCCGGTCCTTCAACATGCTTACGATTGAATGGGCTAACCGTGGCATCAATTTATGGACTATTGAGCAAGGCCAATTCGTAATGAACACTGGGCAGGGCGTCTATGCTTTGCCTAGCACTACGATTGATCTCTTGGATCAGGTTGTTCGTACACAGGCTAGTACGCCTAATCAAATTGATATCAACATCAGCCGTATCTCTGAATCAACGTACTCAACGCTGCCAAACAAGCTGGCTCAAGGCCGCCCTATTCAAGTGTGGATTAACCGGCAGTCTAATGAGAGTTATTTATCCACTGCAACAGTAGCGGCAACGGTGTTATCAACAGATACAACTATTACCCTCAGTTCAACAGTGAGCCTACCAGCTACAGGATTTATCACAATTGATGCAGAAACAATCTACTACGCTAACGTCAGCGGTAATCAATTACTTAATTGTTATCGTGGTCAGTACAACGGCGTCACTAATACAACTGCCGCTGGTCATGCGATTGGCGCAACCGTAACGGTTAATAATCTCACGTCTGTAAACGTGTGGCCTACTCCTAACGCCCCTGGGGATCAGTATGTGTTTGTCTACTGGCGTATGCGCCGCATGCAAGACGCTGGTAACGGCGTTAACGTGCAGGATATCCCGTTCCGGCTGATTCCATGCGTAGTAGCCGGTCTAGCCTATTATGTTGGTTCTAAGCGCCCCGACGTGCCTATGGAGCGTATTGTGATGCTTAAAGCCGCCTACGAAGAACAATGGGCACTAGCGTCGCAGGAAGACCGCGAGAAGGCTCCTGACCGTTATGTCCCAAGACAGTCGTTCTACAGGTGATGTATGCCAAGTAGATATTCCTCAGGCAAGTATGCAATTGCTCAGTGTGACCGCTGTGATGAGCGGTACATGCTTAAAGACCTGAAGAAAGAGATTATCAAGACACGTCTTTTTAATTTGAAGGTGTGTCCTGAGTGTTGGGATCCTGATCAGCCTCAGTTACAGTTGGGTATGTATCCAGTGGATGATCCACAAGCTGTACGAGAGCCACGTCCTGATGTAAGCTATACACAGTCGGGAACTAGCGGTTTACAGATTTTGCAAACTAATAGCACTGCTCCGGATGGTTTTGGTTTCCCAAATCAGGGTAGCCGGGACATTCAGTGGGGATGGAACCCTGTAGGGGGTTCAAGAGGTTTTGACGATCCTTTAACACCAAATTACTTGGTGTTGAACATAGAAGTTGGTACAGTTACCATATCGACAACATAGGAGCCTGAAATGGACAAAGCAGATTTAAAACAAGACAAGAAGATGATGGCTGGAGCCGTGCATAAACACGAGAAGAGGCTGCATCCCGGCAAGCCCATGACGAAGTTTGCCAAGGGCGGCAAGACCAATGCTCAGATGAAAACTCTGGGTCGTGGTTTGGCTAAAGTAGCTAACCAGAAGAAGTCTTCTTTCACATACAAAAAAGGTGGCTAATATGGCTAAGTTCAGTCAAAAGCAAGGCGGCAAAGAAGTTGGCAATGCCGAAGTCTATGCACCGCCACACACCATGGATGGTGGCAAAGTTGAGCTTGGTAATGGCTATAGCGGTGCTAAGCCTACTCGCGCAGATACAGTAAATATGTCTGTTGGTAACATCAATCGTGATGGCTACAACCCTGATGTAAAAACAACTGGTATCAAAACTCGTGGTAATGGTTGCGCTACTAAAGGCACAATGGCACGAGGCCCGATGGCATGAACTATACGCAGCTTGTTGCATCTATTGAGTCGTATACGGAAAATAACTTTCCGGATATAACTCTGGCCGACGGGGCAATTGAGACCACGAAGGAACAGATAGACCGCTTTATTCAACAAGCTGAACAACGTATTTATAACAATGTTCAGTTTCCGTTTTTGCGTAAAAACATGACGGGTAATATTCAGGCGGGCAACAAGTATCTTAAAGCGCCAGATGACTATCTTGCTACATATTCTTTGGCGGTGATTGATTCATTAGGTAACTACGAGTACTTGTTAAACAAAGACGTAAATTTTATTCGTCAGTCGTAC